AACTGCTAATAATGGCGTAAGGATGTTTCCTGGCAACGAAAAGTTTTACTTATACGCAGAAGCGAATCGAGTGAAAGATTTTATTGAGTGTGGGCATTTCTACAACGTCATTGGATTTGGAGTCGATTTTTTTATTGGTCGTAAGTTTTCGTATGACTGGTCCGATTTCTGTTCTATTGAGGAAATAGATGACCACATCAAAGAAATGATGAACGAACTGCTTGATGATGGGTATTTTGTCGAAGATTTTGAGCTCGACAAGATGTACGCATGGACCCGCATTTCACCTCATTATGCGATGTCAATCACAGCACCGATTATTAAAAAACTGCAGGATGCATCGAGAATGCTTTGGGCCAGCTGTGTGATGGGAGGCGATGTGTTTGCACAAGAAGCAAACAACTTTGCTTCTTGCATGATGAAGAACATCATCAACAAATGGTCTGAAACAGTTATCATTCCACATACAGGAATCGGTGAAAGAAACCTATTGGAATGAATGTGCCATGGAAATAGACGCGATCAAACAGCAGTGGCAAAAGCCTTCTTGCTGGAATGTCAGTAAAGAAGATGATTCTATTGAGGTGTCTGATGAGGACGGAGACTTTGTCGTCAGCTCTATTACGCACGAACACGCTATTGAAGCAATCAATGAGCATGTTCAAAAAGTACAGACGGCAGCAACCCTAGAGTTGCTACTGTCTATGTCCGACAAACACGAAGCCTAAGACTTCTTCTTTGCGGGTGCCTTCTTTTTAGCAGGCGATTTCTTCTTAGCAGGTGCTTTCTTTGCAGGCGCTTTTTTCGCAGGCTCTGGTGCAGCAAGCTTTGCTTCAAGCTTTGCTTCAAGTTCTGCGATGTAAGCATACAAAACAGGCACTACCTGTGTAAGTTCATAGCCATGATGGCATGCCTTTACTCGCGTAACGATCTGCATAGCTTCAACTTTATCTTTCAAACTCATTTGTGACTCCAATTACAAACGTAGGCGTGGGGAAAGTCCAGGCCATTCTCTTACTGAAACAATACCACCAGTCGCTCGCTCAATGCCAATCGCCAGTGGAAGTGATGGTGTCTTTCTGCCTTTTTCAAGATCTCTCAGATACCCTATGCTGATCTTGAGTTCAAAACGTACAAGTTCGCCATTAAGCCAACGCACAAAAGACACTCGCGTGCTTCGCCCTGGTAAACTTTTTCGATAGTCAGCTACGACCATAAGACACACCTTTGATTTCTACACTATCTAAACGGACATCTTTTGTCCATCTTAGGGTGTGGCTCCTTGACACACTTCAGGCTAAGGAGTACTCTCACCAACAAGAGAGGAACAATGAACCAAGAAGAGAGAGAAGCTTGGCTTGCCGAGCGCAAAAAAGGACTCGGCGGTACAGATATCGCCTGCATTATGATGGCTGGGGCCGATGCCTCTGAGAAAATTGGTTCGTTTGAAAACAGCCTCTTTAAGCTTTGGTCTGAGAAGACTGGACTGTTTAAATCAGAAGATCAAGACAACTCATTTCTGATGCGTGGCCGGGTGATGGAAAAGTATGTCTGCGAGTTTTATGAGCTCCATCTAGGGAAAGGATGCAACCTTTGGGAAGAGGGATTGACATGGCATCCATCTCGGCCACGCATCTTCGGCACACCCGACCGCCTTGTAGAACATAACGGCGTTCGGTTTGGAATGGATGCTAAAACGCGCCGATTTAGAAAGGGATGGGGAGACTCTGGAACGACTGATGTTCCACTAGATGTAGAGTTGCAGATGCGCGTTTACATGGAGATTTTTGATGCTCCATATTGGGATATTGCAACACTCTTTAGCCTTGATGACTTTAGAGTCTATCGAATCGAACGAGATAAAGAACTCGGAGAATCAATACTTGATGTAGCAGAAGCTTGGTGGGAAAAACACGTCGATGGAGAAGTTCCTCCAGACGTAGACGCAACTTCTCAATGCATGAATGTTCTCGGAAAAATGCATCCTCGAGTGAAGTCTGATGAACTCAGATCAGCAACGGTGGCCGAAAAAGATCTCCATGAGAGGATATTGAAGGTCAGAAAAGAATACAAAGAAGTAGAGGCAAAGAAGAAAGAACTGGAAAATCTTCTTCGCCAAAAGATTGGAGACTCTATTGGCATTCAAGGAATTGCAACCTGGAAGGTAAGCAAGAACACGAAGGTCTTTAATAAACGTGCTTTCCAAGAAGCAGAGCCAAAGCTCTACGAAAAGTATCTGATAGAAAAACAGGGAACACGCATGCTTCGTGTCAAGGAGGCCAAGAATGACGACAACGGCGCTTAGTACAAGAGACAGGGTTACTCAGCTCAATGAGTACCTTGAAAGCAAGAAAACTAGCTTGATTAAAATCGCTCCACAGGGAACTGACGTAGATCGGATTATCCGTGTTGCGATGTTTGAGGCAGTAAAGAACGAGCGGCTAGTACAATGTAGCCCAACTTCGGTTTACATGGCCTTAGCTAAGGCGTGTGAGCTTGACTTGGTTGCAGGAGGAGTGTTGCACCGGGCTTCTCTCGTTCCAATGTGGGACAAGAAGAGCAAGTGCTACAACGCTGAACTGTGGATCGAGTACACCGGTTTAATGGATTTGGTGAAGCGTTCGGGTGAGGTTGCTCACTTTAAAGCAGAAGTCGTCTATGAGAACGATGAGTTTGAACACTCATTTGATCTTGAAAGTGGAGAGGTTCTTCGCCACAAAAAGTGTCACGAAAACCCTGGCAACCTATTGCTTGCGTATGCAGTCTGCTTTTTTAAAGACGGCCAGCGCCAAGTGGAAGTTATGCGGAAAGATCAGATCAACAAGATTCGCAAGTCTTCTCGAAGTCCAGACTCAGGCCCATGGTCACAACACACAGAAGAGATGTGGCGAAAGACGGTTATTCGTCGCATCTGTAAATATTTGCCACTGACACCAAAGACCACAGCTGTTCTTCAGCATGATATCGAATCGGACTTTGGAAATGCAATCGATGTAAATATTGTTGACTCTACTGTTGTTGAGCAAGACAACACAGAGCAGCCAGATAATGTTATTGATGTACAAGAAGCCAAATCAAAGCCGAAGTCAAAACGGAGTTCTAAGGTTAAAGATTTGGTTGAAAGGGCAAAAGAAAACGATTTGCCTGAACCCGAAGAAGATTTCACCTCATAGGAGCATAAACAATGTCCTTGCTTGATCAAGCCGCAAAAAACGTATCCCCTTACAAGCTGATGATGGCTGAAACAGCCAGTAAGAACGATGAGACAAAGTTTATCGTTCAACCCAACATCCTGATGGATATCTTGAAAGATGAGATGAACAATCGACTCATCGATAAGAAGATGAAAAAGGAATATGCAGGCTACCGAACACGCCTAAAGACTGCAGAGTGGCGTCTTGCTGGAATGCTTAACTACGTCGATGAAGAGATTTATCGAGTGCAGATCGGCAAGACAATAGAAAGCATGCTCAAGCACATCAGGCTTGTTCAGCCAAACGGTGAATGGGTTCTGTTGGAATACGAAGTCGATATTCGCAACAATGATGGTGGTGAAAAAGCAATCATGCTTGCTGCAAACTTTGTCGATTCAAAGAATGAAAAAGACATGCGTTATCAAAATGGTGTTCCTGCTGTTGATGTTCAAGTCGATGTGACTGGATCAAACAAGGAGCTCATTGAGGCAATTCAGGCTCAAAGTGGAGGCTCAAACCAGGCAGACCTTATTGATACTTTGAATCGGTTTATCGACGCAGTGACTCCAAAAGACTCGGCGGCTAAAGAAACCAAATCAAAAGTCAAAGAAGACAATGTGGTGGATGAAGTTCCAGTAGACTTTAGTGAGTGATAGGGCGTGCCGATTTACATATTTGAATGTAACAATTGTCGCCGAACAACTGAGGTAATGCAGAAGTTTGGCGACAAGTGGCCCGACTGTACTAAGTGTTCAAAACAAATGGACAAGAAGCCAGCTTTAACCAGCTTTAATTTAAAAGGAGATGGGTGGGCTAAGGACAACTACGGCTTAAAGGCAAAGCAATGAGTCGTGCATGTTTTCCAGTTTTCAAAGAAAACAGCCGTGTTCCTGTCGTGTTGAGCAAGGTGTCACCTATTAACATCGGGGCCATCAGCCTTGGGCTGTTCGTGTTCTCTCGCGGGACAATGACCAAGACAACCAAGCGACATGAGACGATCCACTACCTGCAATGGCGTGAGCTTGGCTTCCTGGGCTTCTTGGTTCTGTACCCAGTGTTCTGGTTGATCAGCTTGGCTCGGTGCAAGGACGGGGCAAAGGCGTACCGCCAGATACCGTTTGAGCGTGAAGCGTATGGGCATGAGGACGAGACTGGCTACTTGGCATCTCGCAAACCCTATGCGTGGTTGAGGTACATTAAAGTCTCATCGAATCAATCTTGAGCTTCAGTATTTCGTTTTCTCGCTTGACGTAGTCCACTTCGACCTTGAGTCCTGCAACTTCGGTCATCAACTCAATGATCTGCTCAAGGTGTTCGTCTCGTTCTTCTTCAAGCTTTTCGACTCTTTTGATTAGGTCATCCCTGTACAAAGTCTGTTCAGCCTTTTCCTCGACCTGCTTTTCTCTCTTCTGCTTCAACATGAACTCATAGT